CATGTCGAGCGGTTGTGTCGTGACGCGTGGTGTTGAGGTACTGAGTATGATCATCTGCCGTGAGGTTCGATAGCGTACTATGGCTTATCTGAGCACCGTCTCCACCAGCATGGTCATGAAGGTCCCCATTTGTTACACCTTTTGAGCTCGGCGCGTAGAGCGAATCAAAATAGCTCTTAAGAGTCGCTTTGATATTGGACCATGTGAGCCGTTTCGGACCATAGGATGCCGCTGAATCAATGAGGAACGTCTCGTCAGCGTCGACAGGTGTTGCTTTAGATGTCAGAGCGTGCATCTGTGTGGCGAGGTTTGTCATATCGTTGACAGCAGTTCTCACGGCCTTCTCTGAAGGAATGTTATTATCACTACCAGGACTGCCGATTGAAGTCACAACGGGTACCACAGTGCCTGGGGTATGCCTCGATGTGATATCGTGCCTGGCGGTGTTGAGGTACTGAGTATGGTCATCGGCTGATAGATTTGATAATGTGCTGTGGTTGATCTGAGCTCCGTCTCCACCATAGTGATCATGAGAATCGCCGTTAGTGACACCTTTTGCAGCTACTGCATAAAGTGTATCGAAATAAGATTTCAGTGTTGCTTTGATATTAGACCATGTGAGCCGTTTCGGACCATAGGATGCCGCTGAATCAATGAGGAACGTCTCGTCAGCGTCGACAGGTGTTGCTTTAGATGTCAGAGCGTGCATCTGTGTGGCGAGGTTTGTCATATCGTTGACAGCAGTTCTCACGGCCTTCTCTGAAGGAATGTTGCTGTCACTACCTGGGTTACCAACGCTTGTCACTACCGGCACAACGGTACCTGGTGTGTGTCTCGATGTTGTATCGTGACGCGTGGTGTTGAGATACTGAGTATGATCATCGTCACCGAGACCGCCTATCGAGCCATGATCGACCACCGACGACCCATGTCGAGCGGTTGTGTCGTGACGCGTGGTGTTGAGGTACTGAGTATGATCATCTGCCGTGAGGTTCGATAGCGTACTATGGCTTATCTGAGCACCGTCTCCACCATAGTGATCATGATTATTCCCGTTTGTAACACCGAGCAAATTGAATACATCACGCACTGCTTTTTCCGAGGGGACCTTGGAATTGCTCCCGGGATTGCCGAGCGTAGTGACTATATCAGATAAATTGAGCTTCGTGTCTGCAAGTGTACGTACTGCAGCTTCAGAGGGTACATGCGAGTTGTCTCCAGGGGAGCCCACAGACGTTACGATGTCGCCCACAAGCACCGGGTCCTCAACGCCCGCTGCAAACTCCCATATATACGATGCCTGAATTGTTTCTGTCTCTGCCGGTACAAATACAACCCCGAGTATTACACCGTCGGGAATTTCTTCAGGAGGCGATGGCGAAATGTAGCCTGTCCAGCTGGGCAGCTGATTAGGATTTATAATTTCGGCCGGCACACCAGTGAGAACCTGTGCATTTCCAGAGGTGTCCCTGTATATCACATCGATGCGGTACAGCGTCTCGTCTGAGGGCGATATATTGACTGTCTGCTCAGATACATCGAGAACGTCCGGACCAATCCGGATGGTTCCTGCCGAAACAACTACTGCCATGCTGGGCGGATCAGTGGGGAAGATAGCATTGCCGCTGATCACCCCTACGCCACGAAGAGCTCTCGAGAGCACTTCAATGTGCGTCGGAAGAATGCATTGATTGGTCCGTGGCGACAGATACTTGATATCAGTCATCCGCACTCGCCTCTATTCAGTTCTAGCGTTTCTTACCAGCTTCTTTCTGTCTCTTCTTAGAACCGCCAGCATTCGATTTCTTTTCTATATTTGGTGTCTCAGATTTGGGTCGTATCCATCCCTTTTCAGAGTCGTATCTCCAGCTGTCCATCTTTGCGCCTCCTGATTTCTTATCCCGGGCATCCCGGCTCTGGCTCAGGCATTATACCACTTGAGAAGATCTCCCGCCAGTTGCTCTCGAGCCAGTCCTGGACCGCAGGACCAATGCTCAGGACCTCTTCGCCAGCCACCAGCCCTGCGTCTGCTTGTAGTGATCCCAATTGCAAAACTTCACCCCGAAAGCTGTATCCCACATCTGTTTTTCAAGCTCTGACTCACACATCCGAAGATCCGCCAGCCACCATGCGATCTGTGGAGACACGATGATCATGTAATAGAGATCTCCTGATGCAAAATCCAGCATTTGCGTCTTCCTCACGTGAATGTTTTGAGCAATGTCACTAAGAGAACCACAAGAAATGTCAGTACACCGATAGATCCCAAGAGCTGGTTCTGCCATTGCTCCAGCTTGTTGATACGACAATCATGATCGCTGAGCTGGAGCGAGATCTTCTCAAGCAGCGACTGTATGTTCATCGTCCGCTCGTCGATTCGAGAAATCCGGGCTTCAAGCGAATTGTTCTCCACTGCGATCACCAGCTACAATTCAGAACTTGATCTCTTCGTGAGTGTAGAACCTGAGAAAGATGTTGACCACTGCCAGGATCGCTGCCTGTTCCTCTGGAGAAATTGTGAACCCGTTAACAGATTGTATGATCATGGCAAGCAAAGCGATCAGGTTCACCCAAAATGTTTTTGACATGTAGTAAGGCTTGCGCATTTTTCCACCTTCGTCTCATGCACAGTTATATATCCGGAACGGCTGTGTGTTCTCAAATTCGAGATCAACCGCGGAGGTTCGTGCTCTTATGTACACCTCCACGAGCTTGCCGTTCTGATGCGGATCGATGAATCTTATTCGACTGCCTATCGGTATGACCTCTTCTGTGTAGATGTCATAATCCGTCTGCATATACCCGCTGCCGGCCTGGTCTCGGAGAATACGTGTTCTGGGAAAACAGATCATCTCGAACGGCCGGAGTGTTTCTCGATAGAGCGGAGCTCCTTCTGGAGATATACACTCGATCGTGATCCTGCAGTCTAACCCATCAACCGTCACTGCTGGAAGGGATTTGAAGACCGATCTGGTGGCAAGTCGTCCTGGCTGAGCAAACGCTAACACTTCCTGGTCAAAGGAAATAGTTCCTGATGTGATCTCATGACCCGGAACAGGCTCAGTTACAGCAGCGAGCCTGAACTCGGATGGTGCGTTTGGAGAAAGCGCCACAGGAGGAACACCAGAGAACAGTATCCAGCGGTCAGTGTCTACCCAGTGTGCATTGATAACTCCAGTCTTGAACTCGTTGAAGAAAATTCGGTCTATGTATCTCACTGCTGCATCCCGCCACTCATGTGACTTCCTCTCCGGCCTGAAGGCCGGAGCTTCCTGTCTCATTGATCTGTTTCATCCAGTATCTCCACAGGCTCTACCCCTCAGTCCGAGGGTGATTCGGGCTTACTCCGGCCTGAAGACCGGAGTTTGCGCCCTGCTATTCTCTGTCATGCTGGAGAGTATATCCAGAACGGTTATCATGCTGGCCGATCCAGAACCGAAGCTTTCTGGGCATCGATGATGATGCTTTTGGTGTAAGAGTTGTGTTCAGAGCCAGGTACCGCAGCTCGTGTGCCTTCTTGCGCCAGGCCTCTGCCTTCTGGCTCAGGCTCGCTGACGACCCGCCCATCGACTTATCGACGAGCCCTGCATACATTCCCGCAATGGATTCTGCACAGTACGATGCTGCAAGCAGTACATTCTGGTTTGCTCTGGCCAGATAGTACTCAATCTCTGCATCTGTGAGGAGCTCCAGGCTCTCATCTTTTCCGAGCTCAAGCCTCACAGCGTCGATTTTTCGTTCCGCCGGTCTGCCAGTATAGGTTGCCTGCTCTGAACTCAATTCAATCCCACGCTAATCTGCTATTCAGCTCCATGATGTCTGCCCGACAACCATCACCGCAACATAGTCAGACGATGCAGATTCAGGGATGATATTGAACCCGGAAGAGGTCGGGTTGTCCCATGCCAGACCCAACGAAGCAGACGCTCCCTTGTGTGATATGAACACAAGATATTCGTCGTCATACCACTCTTCATCGCCAAGACCGATTGCTCCGTAGCCGACTTCTCCATTGGGTAAACCGCAGAGCGTGTTCAGCGTACCGTTACCTGCAAGCACTCTGCTGAGTCTGCCCGCAGTATCGCTCGTGATCGTGAGAACTCCGTTAACCACGCTCGCTGTGCATCCATCTATATCTTTGTTGATCAGCGCGGCAATTTCCGCTGGTGTAACCGCTTTAATGTCGGCACAGTCACCCGTGCCGTCGGTATCAGTTCCGTAATCAGGCCCGATCTTGAGTTCGTCACAGCAATCGTGATCTGCGGCATGTGTTATGCGGATCTTCGAAGAGGTGCCGAGTGTGGGGCTGGCTATCACGTAGTGGTCTGTGTCAAACGCAACCGTGACGCCTGATTTCTTGCCGCCCAGCGCTCTTATCTTGGCCTGCATCTCGGTTGCAATTTTAGCGCCTGTGTCGCATCCAGTCCAGTCACATGTTACTGTCTCAGCTGTGTCGCCATCCACGGATATCTTGAACTTATTATCTACCTCCCCAGTCATGTCTGTAGATGCGCCCGAGCCGCCTGTGTGGTATCCGGCGGTACAGTGCAGCGTTGCCGTCTGTACAGAACCATCATCTATAGTGAGTTTGATTGTCCCGCCGTTGCCGACTGCACTCATGTCAACAGCCGAACTCATACCGGTGATCTGAGCTGCAGTATCATCTGTGAAGGAAATTGGTGTTTTACCCCAGCCGTTAAGCTGAATGAGTGCACTGAGGACACGTGGTGGCCATCGGACTGGCAGCAGTGCTGAAATTGCGTTCAAATCGTCTGCAGTCGATGTAACTTTTGTGAGCTTTCCGGTCTCGTCTGGCAGGTGCAGTTCCCTGATCTCTGCTCTACGTGTATATAGCGAATCAAGCTTTGTCTTGCCCCAGAGAGTCTCAAATATCCTCATCGCCTGACCTCCTCATGTTCGTCTTTCTCACTCCCTCGGATGGATACACAAATCCGCCTGCGATTAATCTGTCAAGAACATCTGCAGGTATGCTTGCTGCTTCCTTAGAAGGGATGACCTGACCCCGAGCATAAACTCTCAGGGTCTTGCCATCATGCCGCTGGAAGCGTCTCACTACAACATATTCCATCCGGATCGCCCTCATGCGATTGCGTTCTTCATGAAGAGCCCAGCATCCGGCGCGACCACCACGGGGCACCAGCACTGGAATCCCTGGTAGTAGGTGGTGTGCGAGTGCAGATCAGGCACCTGCGTAATCGCGGTATCAAACCCTCCCAGGGGCTCGTTGAACGAGAGGTTCATCGCAGCGATTGTCTTCATGGGTCCCGGGGTGGTGACATATCCCAACCACATGTGTTTCCCGAAGATCCAGTCGAGCTCGACCTCGGATCCAGGCGGCGATTTGTTGTACATTGCAGATGCTACTATGATCTGATCAACATCGAGCGCCTGAGCGATCATCTGCTCGTTCAGCTTCGTCGGCACCTTCTCTGCAGCCTGCGGGTTCCTGAACAGGCTGATGAGCTGCGGATTGATCCTGAGCTCCTCGTATACCTGCTCGCCCATGATGAGCGTGTTCGGCTTCACGCCAGACCTCTTCTTGATTGCCAGCTTGGCATCCTTGAACACCTGCAGCGGGTCTGAATCAGCATCGTTGAACTGCCGGAATGTCAGACCGGTCACCTGTTCCTCGGTACCGGTCTCACCACTCGATACACCAGTCCAATCGATACCCCACACACCCTCCTTGAAGTAGGCGTTTGCGATGGTTATTTCCTTGTTGAGCTGCAGGACGTCTGTGACCATCTGCGTGGTGGCCATCTCAATCGGGTATCCCTGATCAGCCACAAACGGCATGTCCGCAGGAAGCGGCATCTCGAACGCATACCTCTGGCAGACATAGCTGCCCGGCTGGTCAACCTTCAGCTCGCCCTGCGGTGGTATGCTGCCAGGCCGCCAGGTTCCAGCCTTGTTTGTGTATGCATTCTCCTTAGCCCATTTGGGGTACAGTCCTGCGATCTGGTTGACTCCGATCAGCGGGAACCACCGATCTGCTATGAAGTTGCTTGGCTCCTGCCTGTATGCAAGAGACCACTCGGACTCGAGCCTAGCCACGTGGATCTGCGAGTAATCAACGCCCTTGCAGACAACCTCACGCTGCAGAGCTGCTATCGTTGCCTTGTAATCAAGAGATGCATCTGGATGCATTTACGCCACCACCCTCACATACGTCGAGAAGAGCCGGATCGTTGCGATTTCGCCTTCACCGGCACCCACCTCGCACTGCCCCACCAGGATATCTCCATCGGCGGGGGTTGCAGCCACGACCACCCCTCCTGTAGTTACTTTTGCGAGATCGCCCGGTGCGAGCCCGCCGGCACCAACCTTTACAAGCGCTTTGCCCTTGTACTGGACGAGTGCGATCGTGGAGAACTCGGTTCTGGTCGGATCCTCGACCGGTCTGTTCGTCAGAACTCCAACCGGGAACCCGCCAGCATATGCCTTGACGGTCCTGGCTCTGGCCTTATCGAGCTCAACAAAGCAGTACTCGTACGCCGAGAGGTCGCCCTCGACATCATACGAGCTGATATCTCCGGGTACGGCCTCTCTGAATGGTGCTGCAACCTGTGTCGTGGCCATTTAGAGCACCCCCAGCTGGATCTTCATGGTGTTTGCTCTCTCCTCGGCGAGAACCGCTCTGGCCAGCTCCGGTCTCTCCCTGGTGATCTCCTGAACGGCCATTGCTCTGAGCACCTTCGGATCGCTGCCAGTCGAGCCGCTCTTTCGGATCTCGCTCATCCGCTTCTCGACGAGCGCATTGAACTCCTCCATTGCGCTGCCAGGAGCTGGCTGGCTCGATCCCAGCGGATGATAGAGAAGCTTCGATGCCTCCTTCTTCACAGCGTTCGCCTGCTTGAGCGTCTTGAGGATCGTCTTGCGGGCATCCGGAGGCACGTTCTCAAGCGACTTGAGAATGTCAGCGCCCTCCTCCGGTGATACCAGCTCGCTGAGATGTGCCTTTGCAATCTCAACGTAGCTCTTCCGCTTCAGAATCTCGTTCTGCCTTTCGAGCTCCTTTCTGAGCTCGCGGTTCTCCTTTGCGATCGGTTCCACAGCCTTCTGGATGATGTCCATGATGGCCGACTTGCTCACCAGAGCCTCGCTGTCATCAGCTCTGGCGTTCTTCGCCCTAGCGGGCTCTGTCGTCATTTTCTGTTCACCTTTGTCTTTACTTTTGAATACCAAAAATCTCCTTCCGTTTGCAGACTTTCCTACGAGCGAGACTTCGTCCAGCTCGAGATCTGATAGCATGTTCGGCATATCCACCTCACAAACTTTAGAGATAAGTTCAGTAACTGCTATCGCGCAAAAAAAAGCTACAAAGTCACATCGGTGTCCTGGTGCCGGTGCCGGCGATTGAGAATCCCGTGATCTCGCCGCGCTTCACGGCTGCCCAAAGCTCCGGATCGTGGATCTTCACAGCCATGACCCAGGATCCCTTCCGGACACGCTGGCCATTACACGTGAAATCAACTGGTGCAATATACGACTCTATGATGCTTGCTTTTGCGGGCCGCGTGTGCTCCACGCCGATTCTCTGTGATTTCATCATGAAACTGTGTGCGGCCTTGCGAATCTCCTCTGCACTCAGAATATCGCCCTGCAGATCCACCACACCGGGTTCAGATACGATACCATAGACGATCTGCTGATCACCCTTGATGATGGGGACCCTGATCGACTTGTAGCTCTTCTCTGCCACCGCGGCTGCCTTGTCCTTATCCTCGTCCTCAGTATCCTCATCGTCCTTCTGCAGATCAGTTTCACTTTCTGCTTCAGGCTCGTCTTTGTCAACCTCGTGCTCCTCTAAGACCTGTCGAATCTCGTCTAATATCTCTGATGCACTGGTTGATTCAGTTTCGTCTTCTTTACTGTCCTCATCCTTATCAACAGACATCTCTGCTGCAGGTTCTGGCTCCGAGGATGGAGGCGATTCCTGAGACTGAGAGTGCGACTCGCCCACAGGGCCGGCCTCCGCAATCCACTGTCTGAGCGCTTCGGTGTGTGTTTTCTCGTCCTCGTAGATCCTCTCCAGAATTTCCTTCAGCTTGGGATCGTCGACCTCCATTGCGATCTCCCGGAGCTCGTCGAGTCCTGCACTCTCCTCCTCCAGGATTGCATATGCCATGTCCAGATCCTCGTAATCTTTCTCTGTAACGTCCTCATGTTCAATCTCGTTCTCATCCATCTTACCACTTCCAAATTGAGGAACGTGAATGTCTGAATAATCGATACCCATGAGACACCTCAGCAGTATCGTTCAGCTCTTTTGCCAAGCTGTTTCAGCTCGATCCAGTCATCAACAAGAGACTTACCGCGCTCGATTGCCGCCTGCTGCTCGGCTTCAGGATCGGGCTCGCCCAGCTCATCACTCGAATAGGCTGGATACTCGTAATTACTGCTGAACCTGCGAGCCAAACCTGACACCTTTGTTTTTCCGCATATAACTGAGCGCTACCTCGGGATCGATCTTGAACGCCGCCAGATACTCCTCGCGGGTCATCTGTGTTCCCTGTGCAGTTACGTACTTGTAGCCGAGAACTGGATTGCCGATCCTGCCAGCCGGCATCTGCCATTCAAACCCGGTCGGTGAGATGCATCCCAGCTCTTCATCACTGGCGCCTGTATAAACTGGCACCACGTTGACAGCTCCACAAACAGCACAGACAAACTCCTTAGGAGGAACTTCATATTCAACTGCTGTACCGCAGTTATGACACTTCAATCTCATCTCAGAACCTCTTACACAAACTGTTCAAGATTACAGAAAAGCAAACAGGAAACCTTCTCTTTGTGGAAGCAGGAGAAAGTTATAGTATTCGTTCTCTCTTGTACACGTTCGTCATCGTTGGTCTGCCGATATGATCAAAGAGATTGAATCTGGCAAGCTCGGTTTGACCATCTGGAGTGTACATGATGAGCTGATTGTTCTCGATAACTCTGTTTCCTGCCGTGAAATCAGTCAGCTCGCCAATGTCCGCATCTACTGCAGCAACCTCGGCTTCGAGATCTGAGACTTTCTGTTCCAACTCAGAAACTATGGTTTCCAGTCCTGAGACAACCGTCTCCAGACCTGAGATCGCTGAGGCTATCTCGCTCAGCTGATCTGGATATCCACCGAACACCAGAACACCGTGCTTTGTTGATGTCCCGTTGCTGGCAATGTAGAGGTATTGCTTTAGTTCACCGGGCGTTTCAAGCTCGGGATCAAACTCATACTTGTACAGCCCAGTGGATCCGATCTCTGTCATTGAGTCGTCTTCCACCACCAGAGAATCGTCCGATAGATCATATACGGAGATCGAGACAGATTCACTGGTTTCGAATTCTACAACAATATATGCAGTTTCATCGTATGCGTATCGCATGATCACACCCACACCACACTGCGTGTTGTGACGTCCTCTCTGGCCAGAGGGCCGGAGTTTGCGCCCTGCTATTCTCTATCGCCTAACCCAGCTCCAGAATTCCCACTTCAGCGCTTATATCACACATGATGTTTACAGTATGCACTCCTGCAACTGGAAGCAGCACGATAGCATCTTTGAGTATCACAGGTGCTTCAGAGGCACTCGGGGTTTCTGCATCAAAATCGATGTAAATCCTAGCGGATTCTTCTGAATCGAGATTTGTTGTGAGAAGAATCTGTTTGGTGCCACTCGTTAGCGTATGTGCAACTGCACCAGAATCTATAGTGTATCTCGCTTTTCCTAGGATTGTCCAGCCGACATCCTGCACGAGCAACGCATTCCCTGAAAGTCGTAACCCGTGCCGCTTTCCAGTCTCCACATCAAACCCGTACATTGTGGATTGCATGATCGATTCCTCTTTTACTTTACGTTGAGCCCGGATAGTCCACAGGAATCAGGTAATGGATGCAGTGCGGATGCATGATGCCGTCATCGAGCGCCTCCTGCAACGACGGATAATCTTTAGACCGGCCCGAGATCGAGACAATCTTTCCAGCCCATCGACGGCACGCATCACATGTGTTCACCCTGACCTCCCGGGAAATGAGTGCGAGATCCTCCTTGCGGTGCAGCATCCCGTTCTGTGTTCCGAGATTGTAGAAGTCCCTGGATGCCGTCAGAGCAAGCATCTTGACATAATCAGACAGTCCGAGCCTGCGTCCCTCGACAGTCTTGTAACCCACAATCTTGCCTTTGAGACCTGAATAGTCGGGTTCACGGTTTGCCAGCTCGGCCTGGATGCGTCTCTTCTCGGCCTCGGCGATTACCTCTTCGATGTGCCGGCCGATCTGTGCGTCGAGCTCCCTGAAGCGGTTGAGCTCCTGAGTTGTTAACGCTCTGACTGCATCTGCATGCGGTCCCTGCAGCGTGCCGACTCGTGCGCCGGTAACGTAAAGTCCAGGCACGGCAACGCCGAGCCATGATGCTGCCTGTGCAAGAAGCATTCTCCGTATGCGATCTGTTTCCGCGCGGAGCCTGTCAGGGTTATCTATGTAGCGATCTATCGATTCCTGGATTGCCTTCTCGCCGCGCCGGTACATCTCCGATATTGATGCTGCAATCTCTTTGATCCTGCGTCGGATGTCCTGCTCGTCGCTTGATCGACGCTCGTTTGACTGACGAACTGCTTTCTGGATCGGAGACTCAGGTAGTGCTCGGATCAGATCCTCCTCAGGCCGGCCTGCGAGCATCCAAAGGATACGCTTTAGATGGACAGAATCGTACCCAAGCGCCTCGACTGTTCTCCAGAACCGAGGTGTGAGAAGCTCGTATCGTTCATTCGCGTCAAGATCAGCGTCCGTCAGGTAACCAGTCTCCCGGATCAAATGCAGGAGTTCAGAGTTCATAGTGATTCTGTTTTTGATCTTCTCGCACTTTATCTCCCAGTATCACATCGACCGCGCTGCGGCCGTTGAGAAGCTCATCGATCGGTCCCTCGTGGCCCTCAACCTCATCACGTACCGCGCTCTCGACATAATCCGGAAGCCCCAGATTTTTGATGATAGCATCACGGATTTCTGCCTGATTTCTCAGATCCCAGCCCACGCGTTCGAACAGGCTGAGAACCGCCACAACGTCCTGCGTGTTCAGCGGGACGAGCGGATCGTAGACGATACGTGGTCTGGGCTGGCCCTTCTCGAACTCGAACTGCGGGTTCAGATGGAACAGCTGCTTGACTGCCTGGCTGTTGATGGACTCCTGGAATGATGTGCATGTCGCAGCCACAGCTAACGTGAAGTTGTCAGTCTTGTCTCTGGAGAGCGCAAGGCTGCCGGTACCACCCATGCCGAGCGCCTGGAACTCAGTCATCGTCGCGATCAGTATTGCCTTTGCCTCTGCATCTATTGATGCAGTGATATGCCCGATGATGTCCGTACCCATCGACGGCTGCAGAAACCCGATCTTGATCTGGGGTTGACCATCAGGACCCCAGACCTGTGGAGTGATCAGCCATTTCTGAGTATCCTGCGTTATGTTCTCGAGCGTCTCCACAATGCTGTTATACGATGCCAGTGCGTCTGCGACCGCCGGATTGTCCGGATCAGATGCTGCTAGGACCGGAGCGTTGGCGATATTTGCAGGCACCTCAGCCCATGGTAATCCAGCGCCGCCGCGCTCAATGATGATATTTCTCAAATCTTCAAGGATAGTCTTTGTTCGCCATGCCCTCCAGACCGGCCTGAGAATCGATCTGCCCTCCGGATTGTCCTTTCCCGGTTCGGCTCGCAGGTTGAGTATTTTCTGGATCGGGATGAACGTCACACGCCAGTCGGGCGCGGCGAGCTGTGTAAGTCCAATAAGCCTGGTTACGTCATTCGGATCGTAATCCCAGTGAAGAATTGTATCCGGACTCCGAAATGAGAAGTTAGCCCATCCTATCGCACCATCGTCGTATAGCGATGAGTATCTCTCGTCGTCCTGTTCGCCCCGCCTTTCCTTGAAGATCTTCTCGAACGGCGCAAACCCGAACTGCAGCACAGGTTTGGCAGCAGTTGCAATGAATGTCTGCCAGCTGTGCCACATGTCATGCATGCATTGCTCTAAGAATTCTGCCGAACCGTTCGACTTGTTCTCGCTCACCACTGTATCCACATGCCATGTTGCTCTGCGAATGAACAGCGAGTATGCATTTAGAGCTGCGCCTACGTAGGCATCGTTCGAGCCCATCTGCTCGTATACAAGCCACAGCTGCCGGCCCTGCAGCTCTGGCAGGAAGTCTCTGCGGATCCAGCCTGGTAGATAGTACTGAAGACCGGACCGGCCGTACTCCTGGCCTACAATTTTGCGGCTCAAAGTGAACTTGGGATACCGTGATGGTGGTGATATGGTATTCGTATTATTGTCTGGCATGTGGTTAACCTGTTGTGATTATCCTGTTAGATGGTGACGCGATGCTTCTCCAAACCAGTCCTCGCAGCCGATAAGTATGCTCCGTTTAGTTGTCCCGCGAACTGTCAGGCGCTGGTCATCCTTCACGTCCAGCAGACATGCGAGACCCAGCGCCGTAACCATATCGTCATGCGTGCCGGGACGTATTGCGCCGTACGTTGCCTTCTCATCAACATCGATATCGAAATCGAGCATCTCCTGCGAAAGCTGCAGTGCCTCGGACGATTGTGGCAGATGTATGCGTTTGCCCTCGGAGAGCACCTGCAGCCTGCTCACAAAGTACGATTTGCCCACGCGGAGCTCTCCGCCGTCACGGACAAGTCGATCACCCGCCATGAACCGGCACGGCAGAACCTCGGCTGCGTTCTGGACTCTTGGTCTCAGCGTATCCAGGACAGCATCACCGACACCAGTCACATCGATCAGTATTCTCGGCTGGCGTGCAGATCTGTTTATCAGCCAGAACCTTCTGACAGCACGGCTGCATATGTCCTGGAGCTCCTCGACCTGATCGGGATATGATAGATCCAGATCCAGCCGCTTCAGAAACGGAACGACAAAATGTGTTTCCGATTGTCTTCGCTCGGCAATCGCCACGACAATCGCGGTCGGATCGTGACGCTTACCAATATCTATACCGATCCGGAGCTCGCCGTTGGTCAAAGGTCCCAGACCTCCACCTGCTCACGGAACATAGAATCTATATCCTCCCGCCGGAACACCTGCGTTTTCGCATCAAGAAACTTGCAGTTGTACTCCTGCTCGAACCAGTACGATCCCAGAACCCTTCGCTCTTCCTCAAGGAACTCCGGAGAGATGCGAGGACACTTCGATGCAGGAATCTCCCAGCGCTCCCATTCTGGGCCTCCGTTCGTCCAGGCTTCGTACCACCAGCCGCGTGTACCAAATGGTGTTGAAAGCGCAACCATCCGACCCTGCGAGACCGCCAGCATGGGCCTCACCGAGTAATAGAGATCGTCAGGCACCCTGGCAGCCTCGTCGATCACAAGCAAAGATACAGACGCGAACCCGCGAACAGTCTGCTCCTTGCCGGGCAGTGAAATTATACGCGAACCATTCTCTAAGACCAACCGAAGCGCTGTCTCAGATTCGGCTGGGATTGCCTCAGATGCACTCATATTCATGCGGTAGAACCGTATCACATTCCTGAACAGCTCCGCAGATTGCCGCAGCGTCGGCGAGAGGCACAGAATCAGGCTCCCGGGCCAGTACATCGCAGTGTGCAACGCCAGCAGAGCAACAACTGTTGACTTCCCGCTCTGGCGCGAGCAATTCAGCAGCAACCTTTTTGCGCTCGACCTCAGAACCTCCGCCTGCCATGGGTCCGGCTCGAAGCCAAGCATCTCCCGCGCCCATGAAGCAGGATCGAGCCGGTAGAAAAAAGTTACACTCGACCGCTGAACGCACGGATTACTGCCTCCTTAGCCTGTGGATACTGTTCCAATGCCTCGATAATCCGCCTCTGAACTTCGATCCATTCAGGATTATTAAACAGGACATTGATGTTCGTCTGAGGTTGAGCCGCGATCCGGCCTTCGAGCTCAGCCAAGAGCTTGATCTGCTCTCGAATTTCTTTCAGGTACTGAGCTGGCGAACCATATGCTCTGGTGGTGCCAGCCTGCTCTGCCATATCGAGCAGACGAATCGTTCGCTCACGAAACGATTTGAGCTCAGCCAGAAGGTTATCGGCTCTGGCAACCTCGTTTGCCCTAGATGCCTTGGCCAGGAGCTCCGGAACGTGTGACTTTGCGTGTCTATAGAGCGCTCGGTCAGAGACGCCGAATTTCAACGATATTTCCGATACTAAATCGCCGTGCAAGAGCTGTTTATCGATCTCGTCTCGCTGAGGGTGCTCACAGATGCTGCATTTCCTGCCCAACTCAATCCCTTTGCACCGGTTATTGACGAAAATTGCCGAAATTTAATCGAGATTACCAGTTCGTGGTTCGCAGCCTCGCCTTTCTGATACGATCCAGCTTCTCCTGGCAGATGCACAGGAGATATTCAATATCCTCCTCGTCCCAGTAATTCAGCACCTCACGCCAGTCGACATCACAAAATCTAATCATGCCATCCCCCACGTGCAGATTACGAGCCCGCACCTCTCGCACACCACCTCGCATCGAGCGTCCACCCTGCATGTGCCAGAGCACTCAGGGCATCTGATCCTGGCGATTTTCCCGACCGGTGACCGGACCGACTGGTACACATTCGACAGGCTCAGAAAGAATCACCTCGAAACGGGACGGTGGTGAGGGTCGGGGGCCGTGATATGGCCGTAGGATGTAGGAGGGAGGAAAAGAGTGCCCGACCCACTTCGTTTATGATAACCTACACCTGCAGCACCATCTACGGAAAATCAGCCGACCTGGCTTTTTCCTTCCATTTGAGCCCGCTGTATCTCGCGAACCGGAACCAGTCTGCCTTTCTCCTCGGCTGCTGGTGCACGTGTAAGCCGCACCACGGACAGAACGGCCAGCCCCGCACGTCCCAGAGTATGATTCTGTTGCAGCTGGGGCAGACGAAGTCGATGATATCAAATCGGCTTGCACCTAGCACCGTCTTCCACCGGTACTGGTTCGCGGAGATTTGAGGCGTCTCCACTGGCGCTGGATCTGTCATTTCCAGCAGCATGATGTGAGACGTTACACTTAAAAAATGCATCGGTATCTGTCGATATACTTTTCCGGCGGATCCGGTCGCGCCTCGGATGTCATTGGCTGGCGTGGTATTATGGGGCAGTGATATAGTAAAGGTGACGGATCGATCGGATCACACGTAGCAAATTATCTCTTTGAGCCTGACCCCCTTGATCATGCACATATCAGCAATCTTGTCGAAGCTTGCACGTTGTTTCTCTAAAGTATCATATCCGGTTTCTATTGTTATAGAGTAAATTTTATCCCCAAGTTTTTTAACTTTTGGGCGTTTTTTCTCATACATATTTTTCAAACTATTCCACCTATGTATTGCTTTTTCGTTAGTAATATATGTAAATTGTAATTCAAACTGTGAGTAAAACAATGCTTGTTTTAGTATAATTAGATCATCTGAGGTACGTTTTTTCTCTGATTTTATGCCCTTAATAGTGTCCGGTATCTTTACTTTAATATAGAATTCAGCAGGATCGAAGCCGTATCTGTTTTGTAGGTATGAATCAACTAGTGGATCGTCGAACATACTTCCAAACCGGTAAGCTAAGTCTACAATATCTCTTTTATCAATGTTTATTTCTTTTATGATTTCATTGCACATCTTAAATTCAAGTTGCATTCCCTTTTTATAATGTATCGCGTGAAGCATCTCGTGTGCGACAAGAAATCCTATGAGTTCAGCATTATTTGGCCCGACTTGCAAAGGCCTAAGCTCAATGAAGAGTTTGCCATTATCTATATAGAAAAGGGCATACTGTGGGCACGAATGATTAATATATACTTCTAAAGGAATGCCTATGGGCACCCACTCATTATGGTAGAACTCGTTAAACTCAGGGATTCTGCATAATTCCCTCAATATCTCAGACGTATTCATTCCTCCGAGCATGAAAGGAGTCATACAGTTCTAATAATATTATACTTTCGCTCTTAAATATAGAGGACACACAAACAATCAGCTGGAAGCATAAACTCAGTCATCTTCTCCCACCCTCCTCGACGCCATCGATCACCTCGAACGTCACCACCCACACCGCCCGGTCCTCCTCCCAGGAGCCACGAATCGATCTCCAGAGCCGGATGAACTCCTCTCTGGAGCTGCACCCCTCGGCCCGGGCGTCCTCCTCCGAGATGTCTCCCAGCCTCTCCCTCCTCAGACCCGTGATGCGCACCCTGCAATGAGCTTCACCGAACAGGCGGGTCTTGACCTGATGGACAGACCCGACCCGGACACAGGGGCGTGACCACGTCCTGCGCGTCTGCGTCTTTTTGCCGCTCAGGATCAGCGGTATGAGCTCCGGCTTGAACAGCAGCATGCATCACCACCTGACTCCAGCAGCCCAATCGTCCATGTTGAAACCGAACGTCTCCTCGAGTCTCCAGTAAGCCCTGCTCATCAGCATCCAGTACCAGAACTGAGTAGCCTGGAACCCAGCGGCGTCACGCTCCTTTTCACGGAATACTGCCAAACAGATCCTCCCTGAGCTGGTACAGCGCCTCGATTATCTCCAGATCATGGATGTTGTACTCGCATATTGCCTCTAGATCGCCACGCTTGTACAGCTCTGCGACGTCTGCTCCCGAGAGCTCCTTCGGTCGGCCCAGCACCAGCATCGAGAGCTCGGAGAGCGTGAGCGGCATGTCCCATCTGAAGAAATGGTACAGATCGAAGTTCCGGGGGCTGCGCGCTGTAGGAAGTAGTCGACCGAGACCTTGCACACCGAGAGCCGCCGCTCGAAGTCGGAGCATAGGAAAGTCGAACGCAGTACCGTTGAACGTGATATACTTGCTCGGTCGAACGTCCTCGAGGTAATCTCTCGTTCGCTCCAGGAGATCCTGCTCGGACATGGTTCTCCCGATCAGGACCAGAGGAGTATCTCCCAGCGGCTTGAGCCCCACCGCCACGATCCGTGCGGTGCACGGATGCAGCGCTGGAGCTTCTTTCGGCTTCTTCTTGTGCGGAAAAAGAGAGCAGTATTGCTCGAGAACCTCCTGCTCTGCTGGAATCGTCTCGATATCCAGGATGAGCTCCATCAAAGCGCCTCCAATTACCGAAGTCCATCAGGAACCCATAAGAGTTCGCTGTAGTCCTTCGATTCCTTTTCATGAATCACGCGAACCTCGCCGCTCCGGAGCTTGATGCAGACCACAGCTTTGCACGTCTGCACGTAGATCTCCTCGATATCCTCATACGATACGCCCGACTCTTCGATCAGCCTCGAAGCGTCGATCGGCCCGCAGCAGCATCCTGCCGAGATTTTCATACGACTTCAACCTCCTCAAAACATCCTCAAAATCTCCTAAGAAGTAAACCATCTCATGCAATAGTTATGGTTTTAGGGGAACTATGGCACACCTCTCGTTTCCACCACAGTTTTTATATATCTCTTTTCGATTCCTTCTCCTTCTCCACACTAACTTATATTGTAACACGCGCATATTTTTCAGCGATCGTGTTACCAGCCGGAGGATTTGGGCCCAAATCCTCCAAAACCATAACTATTGCATGAGACGGTTTTACGTTCTAAACTTCACGCTGAAGTGTTCAGCCTTATCAACCACCTCTGCTTGTGCTGCTGATCCTTAACCAGCTTGAACCTCGGATCATCTTCAATCATAGCGCTGAGTCGACAGGCGTGGCTGTACGATATCCCGATCAGCATTGAAGCACGCTTGAACGTTACCTGCTTCAGCCCGCTGGAGATCATCGCCTGGTACAGAGAATCGAGATGCCTCGCAGCAGTCTTTGCCGACACGGACTCGTCGTGCTCGAGCTTCGTGATCCTCTTTCGATCCATGGCGATCTCAATCAGAAGAGATTCGTTTACACCATCAAGTTTCGACTCGAACTCACCGATCTTTGACTCGAGCTCATCGATCCTGGTCAGGATAGTCTCTACAAGCTCCTCGAGCCGGAGAAGACGCTCGTAGTCGGTGAGAGCGCTGACGGCAGATCCTGGAGGTGGAGCGGCGGTCATCGCAGCTCACCTCCTCTGCTGCTGATCCGTCGCATAGCTCTGCTCAAGCTCCTCTCTTCAGCAGTCCTCTCCCAGAACCAGTCCGGTACCTCTATGAACGACTTGAGCCTCAGCGATATCGACTTCGGGATCCAGTGCTTGTACACCACCGGTCCTCGGGCGATCTCGAGCAGGTACGCTCGCTCTGTCTCGCGCGTGATCTCTGCTTTCTCGACGTACCTTTTGCCGTCCAGAGCTCTGTACGTGGAGGTAGTGCCGAGCATGATCCGCATCACAGATCCCTCCAGTACACGAACTGGTTCAGCACCCTGCCAGGACCATGCACAACACGTCGTTTCTCCCTGGACACCAGACCCCACTGGACGAGCCGCGCGAGTGCTCGCTCGATGTTGGATCTGCCCCCTACTCCAGACGACATGACCCGCCCGAGGATATCAGAGAACGGTATCGCATGAGCTCTTCCTATGGGCACGGCTTCCTGGACCACATCGATAACACGGGGGCCGTATGTGACTGAGCTCACTCCGGATCCCTCCAGTACAGGTAGTGCGATAGGACTCCGGAAACTCTCTCTCGCCTGACTCTCCCGCACTTCCACAGATCTCTGAGAGCGACTGTGACGTGTCTTCTATCGATACACCGGCCTGATGTTCGCAGCGTCTCGTAGATCTGGCGAGATGTCCTGGCATTCTCCCGCCCCACCGGCACGCTCTGCAGGACGTATCCTGTGAGTGTCATGCCGGATCCCTCCAGTAGCAGTACTGGCCGCGATCTGGCAGCAGCCTCCACCGCTGAACCCTGCCGGACTTCCACAGCTCCTCCAGGGCCTGAGCGACATTACCACGAAGCGCAAAACCTGCAGACGTTATCCTTCTGCGGATCTCTGGAGCTCTCGCGCGGTTCTCCTTTCCCACAGGCACGAACAGAAAAACAAGCTCGGAGAACGGCTTGGTCAGCACATCCACAGGGATGTCAGGATACCTCGCCCGTCCGAGCTGGATCTCTCGCAGGATCTCCAAAGTCTTCCACGGCAGGATGAGCTGACTTCGTGACAGCCCCCTCGTGATCACACGCGCCTGAAGGAGCCTCTGGACTGCCTCTCTGGCTGTTTCTTTTGAGATCTCTCCAGCGTCCGAGCCGAGGACGTTCGCTATACCAGCGATGGAAGCTGACTTCTGTGAGTACAGGTACCATAGGATCTGCATCTCAGTCTCGTCTGGTATCCAGTCCAGCCCCAGCCGCTGTGTGATAATAACCCCGGCGTGGTCCGTCACGCCTGCTCACCTCCCGACACCCTGCGGAGCTCCCTGACACACTCCAGACGCACTGAATGCTCACCGTTGCGCTTCCTGAATCCCTGGAGATCTGCGATGAATCGTATGCGATCGCCTGGCCGGAGCTGCTCGAAGTCCGGTATCGATACGTAAGCGCGCCAGTTGAGCCAGACGTGATCCTCCTCGCCGTTTGGTATGCGGATGTCCCGCAGGAGCGCATGTCCTCTCCAGCCGCGATGCACGAAAGTACCCTCGACAGATATCGAGCGGATACCTCTGGAGAGGAGCGCATACAGATCCGGCTTCATGCCTGCTCCCTCCGGAGGATCGCCCCAGCAATTCTCCGGAACTCCTTGGTCGCTTCCCAGACGCTGACTCTGTTTCCAGATCGCGGAACAGGAGCGTAGCCCACCCTTCTGAGGTAACCGCGCTGCTTGAATCTGTGCAGAGCTCTCCAGCTCAGCCCGATCTCCCGGACGGTGAACGGCTCATGCGGAATCTTCCGGATGTCATCCAGATAAGCCCGCAGAAAATTGACCTCGCCTCTGGGCATCACCGCTCCCTCCTGCGCAGCAGCCATTCGATGAGAACCGCTCCGGCGAGCGCGAGGCCGTACAGCACCAGGAACACCAGCAGGGCGAGGACGAGCGTCGACATCATCCCCACCACCCTGGGACCCTCATGGGGCGGTACGGCGCCAAGCGGTAGCCCTCGAGCCTCGCCAGAACGATCTTCTTTCCGAGCAGCTTTCTGAGCCTAGGGGCCATATCCCCTGGCAGCGGTATCAGCAGGTCATCAACGCACGCGATGCACTCTCCGGACACAGAATCCGCGAGAACGTCCCAGAGCAGCCCGATCGCTAGCCCGCCCTCGCGGAGGCTCACGCGGTGCTGGAGCTCGACCCGCGAGTTCCCGGTATCCTGGCCGAGGAGGGTCAGACTTCCGCAGGCCACTTCCTCTCCCTGCATCCGGCAACCCTCCCAGGCGACTCCAGAACACGGAGAGCCCTGTCCGAGAGCTCGCAGTACACCTTACCATGCGCAATGCTCCGGTTGAGCCTGATAAACCCAGTAAAGTGCAGCCTGTAGATCCTGGCCCGGATTGCGCTTTCCGAGCGCAGGTCCCTGAGATCTCTCGCGACGTCGGATATCTTCAGACAGCGTCGCTTTTCCAGGATCCTCAGGATCCTCCAGTCGATCTCATCTAGCTCGTACATGCCACCGTCCCGGTGTCCCGGGGCCGGTTTCGAGAACAGGCAGGCTCAGGTCTGTTCTGCGACCGCTGCGATCGCAAAGACTTATATATACATCTACCACAGACCTTATACCTGCCTGGGCTCTGTTTCCCCTCTTGGTCTTGGCGGACGGTGAGGGTCTCGGCCCGGGCACTGACCTAGCTTTTGCTATCTCTGTGAAGTGTTCCATATTCATAT